GCTGGTGTATTCTATTGCCCATATGTACCTTTACAAATGGTACGTGCTGTTGGCGAGAACACTTTCCAATCGAAAATTGGATTCAAGACTCGTTATGGAATGGTTGCAAATCCATTCTCTGCTGGTACAAGTGTTGCTGGCGGTAACGCTGATGGCACAAACGGCTTCACATCTGGTGACGGTGTTGGTGTTGCAGGCACAGCTTCTGCAGGTAATGTCTATTACAGACGAGTACTTGTTAGCAACTTGCTATAATAATAAGATCTGTTTTAACAGACACTTATTTGAAAAGGGAATCTTCGGGTTCCCTTTTTTTTTGTCTAAAATAATGGTTGACATTTTATCTGTATATGCTATAATAACACTATATTATCAATGAGGTAACTATAGTTATGGCAATACATCATGGCAATATCGGATACACACACTCCGGAAGAAAACGCAAAACACTGCCTAAAGCGAAAACATATAAAGCAAAGTTTGAACCTTTAGTGCAAGTTGAATCATATCGCAGAGATGTTCCTGAATACAAATCTGCATCAGACATTGGCGGATCATGTTCTGCACCTGATCGTTCATATACGAAAGACGCAACATTCACAGTTGCTCCAGCATACAACAAAGGTGCCTATCAGGTTATCAGTAAAGAAAACCTTAAGGACATTGGTCGGTAACCCATTTATTTCAGCATATAAATATATGTAATAGAGTTTATGAGGTTATCATGTTAGGACAAAATTTCTTATCACCAGTTGAATTCCAGTTCAGCATTAAGCGTATGCCTACGGTGCAATACTATGTGCAGTCAATAAACATTCCTTCAATATCATCCGGCTTTACAGAACAGGTTACGCCTTTCAGAAACACATATAGACATGGCGATAAATTGACTTATGATGATTTGTTCTTAACTATTGTTGTTGATGAAAATTTAACAAGTTACATGGAAACATATTCTTGGCTAAAAGCATTAACAAAACCTGAAGAGTTTGAACAATATACAGGATTGTTAGGTGCTGACGGAGACGGGTTATATTCTGATGCAACATTAACTGTGCTTAATAGTTCAAAGAAATCTAACATTGAAATAACATTTTCAGACATGTTTCCTATTTCAATTGGTGCAATTACAATGAATACTGCATCAGGTGATGTGCCTGTGATAACATGTGACCTAACATTTAAATACAACTCGTTTAAAATCAAGAGTCCCGGAAACAGCATAGCAAGTTAATTTTACAATTTTTAATTATGGAGTAACAAGTGCGTATAGAAGAAATCGTACAAGAGTGGTCGAAAGATTGCGAAATAGATGTGACAAATGTGTCAGTTGAATCTGCAGAAATCGCTAAAATGCACAACAAATACTATCAAATGTATATGCAAGAAAGCATGCGTCTGCGTAAACTCAAAACGGATTACAAACAACTTCTCAAACTCAAAACGGAATATTATCGTGGCGAACTCACGATGGAAGAATTACGTGAAAGAGATTGGGAACCTCAACCTTTAAAAATCCTAAAGCAAGACATACCTTTATATATTGACTCTGATCAACAAATGATTGATACATCGTTGAAGATCGGAATGCAAGAAGAAAAGGTAAACTACTTAGAAAATATTATTAAGATGATTAGTAATCGTGGATTCCAGATCAAATCAATTATTGATTGGGAACGATTCAGAACGGGAGCGATGTAATGAACAAGCGTGAATATAGTTGGGTTGATGTTGAAGATATGTGTACTGACATCGTAACTCAGATGTATAAAGATAAATGGACGCCTGATTACATTGTCGGCATCACACGAGGCGGTAATGTTCCTGCAACGATTATAAGCAACATGTTAGGTATTCGATGCGAAGCACTTAAAGTCAGTTTACGTGATGATGATTCAGAATGCGAACACAATGCTTGGATGTCTGTAGATGCGTTTGGATATATTCCTGAAGAAGATCAACCTATATTTAAAAGTCGATGGGATGTCAATCGAAGAAAAAATATCCTTATAGTCGATGATATAAACGATACAGGTTCGACAATCAAATGGATTAAAGACGACTGGAAAGCAGGTTGTTTTCCTGATGAGGATTGGGACAAAATTTTCGGAGGCAATGTTAGATTTGCAACATTGACTGACAACTTATCATCATGTCAAACAGTTGAATATTCATCTGACGAAGTGAACAAAGCAGAGGAAGATGTTTGGTTGATATATCCATGGGAGAATGTGGGCAAACTGTCCGTTAAATAATATGCCAGATATCGTTGCAATCGAAAAAATAAATGAACTCAATGTACGTGTCGAAGCAGATGCGGGAGTCAAGATGGAATTATCAGAATACTTCACATTTGAAGTTCCTGGTGCTAAGTTTATGCCTTCGGTTCGCAACAAATATTGGGACGGCAAGATAAGATTATTTAATGCGATGACAGGAATCGTGTATGCGGGACTTGTTCCGTATATTCATAAGTTCTGTAAGTCACGCAATTATGAAGTCACACATATCAATGATGTGTTTGAGTTACAAGATGTAAATCACGATGCAGGTTATCAACTCGCTGAAGAATATAATGCTGCATTTAAACCTCGTGACTATCAAAACAATGCTGTCGTATACGCATTAACAAATAATCGTGGATTGTTGTTGAGTCCTACTGCATCAGGTAAGTCGTTTATCATATATCTTTTGACACGATACCATATGCAAGAAGATCGAAAGGTGTTAGTTATCGTACCCACAACATCTCTTGTAAGTCAAATGGCGTCTGATTTTGTCGAATATAACAACGGCGAACAACTTGATATTCATCAGATACGAGGCGGTGTTGATAAGAATGTTGATGCTGAGATAACTGTAACAACGTGGCAATCAATATACAAATTACCTAAGGATTGGTTTCAAAAGTTTGATGTTGTTGTAGGTGATGAAGCGCATTTGTTTAAAGCGAAGTCATTAACGAAAATAATGGAGAAAACTCCACATATAAAATATCGTTATGGATTCACTGGTACGCTTGACGGCACGGAAACAAACAAACTTGTCCTTGAAGGATTGTTCGGTGCAGTATATGAAGTGACAAAAACTGCGAAACTGATTGAAGAGAAGACGCTTGCTGATTTCAAAATTAAAGCGATCACTCTAATATATCCTGAGCATGTAAAGAAACAAAACAAAGGCACTGATTATCAGAAAGAAATAGATTGGATTGTACGAAGCGAATCTCGAAACAAATTCATAAAGAATCTCGCACATTCGCTTGAAGGCAATACATTGATATTATTTCAGTTCGTTGAAAAACACGGCAAGGTTCTATATCCTATGCTTGAGTCAGATAAGCATCAAGTGCATTTTGTTCACGGCGGCATTTCTGCTGATGATCGTGAAGAGATACGACACATAACAGAGCAGACAGATAACAACATTATCCTCGCCTCATATGGCACATTTTCAACAGGCATAAATATTAAAAAGTTAGATAACATTGTATTTGCTTCACCTTCGAAATCGAAGATTCGCAACCTTCAGTCGATTGGTCGTGTTCTTCGTAAGGGCAATGGTAAAGAGAAAGCAGTGTTGTATGATATTGTAGATGATCTTCAATACAAATCATATCAAAACTTTGCAGTCAAACACTTCCTTGAAAGAGTAAACATTTATACTGAAGAAGGGTTTGAGTTTAAAATCTATAATGTAGATATTGGAGAATGATTTGAATAATAATGATCTTGTGAATTTTAAGATGCGTACTGGTGAAGATATACTTGGCGTTCTAGTCAGTAAACATTCCGCATCAATAACAGTAAAACATCCTATGCTCGTAGTCATCGAACCACACGAAGGTCTCTTTGTTAAATCGTGGAACATGTTGTCAGAAGGTGATGAAGTAGAAGTACAATTAAAAGAAATGATTTGGTGTAGGAAAGCGAATAAGAAAGCAATTGATTATCATCATGAATTCATGGAACAAGCAGATGAATATTTAGACGATGATGATCAACCAGATGACATTTACGAAGATTTGTTGATGAGTAAAGCTGCGACAAAGCATTAAATAGTATTATGTTTTGTTGCTTCGATAAAGCTATTATACATGGAATCAGATACTTTGTCAACCGCAAATGACAATTAATTCAAAATAAAATAATAGTTGACAAACGCTTCGTTTTCGTGTATCATGTACACATACAACAAATATTACTAGGAGTTAATTGTA